TGCGCCTTGAGCCGGATCAATTCCGACGCATACAGCGCCACATCTTCCTGCAACGCCCTCAAGCGCAAGCCAGCGTACTGACCCTTGATCTGCTGTGCGGTCGCAGTCTCTGAAGCATACGACGCACCACGAATGATGTCCGAAATGCCCGTTATCTCGTAAATCTGCTGTTTAATGTTGTCTCGCGCCTGATAGCATTGCATCAGGGCCGCAGCCAACGTATCGAGCGGCAGCAGGTCAATTGACCCCTTCAAGCCACCCTTTTCGCCAAACGCCATCCACTTGTCGACGGGAATCAGGCTGTTGTTGTCGCCTTCGGTCATCAGACGCTGCAACGCAGGCTGGCTTGCGTCATACACGCCACGCACCCGCAGAGACTTCACTAGACCGTCTATGCGGTCGCTGAGGATGTCTAGTTCGTTGGCCTGATCTTGGTAAAGAACAAAGTCGGGAACCGGCACAAGGCTGTCTGAGGTCGTCGTGGCATAAAGCGGCTTGGGGCAAGGGAAGAACCCTTCCAATTCCAGCGGATCATCACGCTCATCGATGAACACCGGCACAGACCGAGACAGCCAGTAAACCTTGTTGGTTTCCTTGTCCCACAACTCGCAGATCTTTGCGCGGTTGTAGGATTTCTTGGACTCGTTGTAAGCGTTAAGCGGCTCCGGCCCTTGGTCTAACGGGATTGCCTTGGCTTTTTCCTCGCCAAAGCGTTCTGCAAGCGCCTCGTAGGTCATGTAGACCCAACGCCATACGCAAGTGACTTCTTCCCACGTTCTGGCGGTTGAGTGACCAAAATCACGCCAGTGAACGTAGTCTACCGGCGCACATTCGTACTCGATCTGCTCCGGCATCTCGCCATCTTCGCCCTGCTCGATATCCTCAGTGACCTGCAAGCCATCGTCGCCAATGCCCTGCGGCGCAACGTGCGGCTCGTACCGCGCCCATGCCACGCCACGTCCACCGAGGAAGCGATCCTCCACGCTGTGACGCATGGTTGAGCGAAAGTCAGGGTAATGCTCAATCTCAAAGTCGATTGCGCGTTCGATCAACAGTGAAGCCACACGGCTGACAGGATCGTTGTCACCAAAACGGCGCGATACATCGGCGCTTGGCAGCTTGGCGTACACGGCAGGAACTAACGTCTGGATGTTGCTCCACAGGATGTTGAACTTTGCCGTCTCATTACCAGACTGGCCGCGAGTGTCGTCACGATACCGCTTGAGGATCTTTTTGGTTCGCGTCGTCCACTTGGCGAACTCGTTGTCATACCCGCCAATGATGGACAGGTATTTCTCTACGCCAGTGCTACGAATCGGTTCCATTACTTACGCTCCAGAATCTTGAGGTGCTTTTCCTCGCCAGGAAATACAACAAAGTTGCGAGTGCCTTGCTTGGCATCGCGTGAGCCAGCGTCAAAATATTTAATGCCTGGAATGCCATGTTTTTGCAAATGAGATTCTTGCCCTTTTGCCATAGGCCCAGCCAATGCAGAAGATTGGGAGTTTATACCCGCAGCTTCCAATGCATCTTTTACATATTTGGATTGCTCATTAATTGGTTTGTCGTAATCTAACATTTGCGCGATCTTTTCGTCAGGCAGGTCTACGGTATAAAGAGAGCCAGCCGACGGGATGCCTTCAAACTTACTTTGGTCAATTTTTTTAACATACGCAGACAATTCCGGCCAATCGCTTGGATCTTTGAGCGCATTACTCACCACTTGTTCAGGGTGATTGTGCGTCATGATGTTTTCCCAAAACGCTAACTTTGCATTGGCATCTTTTTCTAAAGCAACATTTTTTGTGCGCCATCCGCGTTCTTGATCTCGTTGAGCCGCTTCGTAATGTTGATTGATAGTTTTGCCGTTGTATTTGGCTTTGTCAGTATCAAACCAATTGCGCTCTAAGAACGTATAGTCTTTGGCTACCTCAGGGTTTTCCGCCAAGTAAAACCCATGCCCGTAAGCCTGCGCCCCTTCGCCTGTACCGATCTTGCTTGCGTCAAACTCACCCAGCGGGTTATTCGCAGTTGGCGGGAATCGGTGCGGTGAACCGTGAGCCGCTTTCAGTTCTTGCATAACAGGCTTTGCCAAACCCTTTGCCAGCGTCCTTGCAAGGTTGCGCGGGTTGATATTCTCGCCCACCACCTCGCCAAATCCCGCAGGGCTGGATGTTGCTTTCTCGCCCATCTGCTTGAGTGCATCAGCAATCAGCGACGGGTTGCTCACAATGTCCGACACATTGCGGTACATCTCTTTGCCCGTCTCAATTGGGGCAGTGACCATCTGGCCCATGCTCTCAACTGTGTTTGCTAAACCCTTGCCAATGCCTGCGCCGGTTTCACTGATGCGGTCGAGCAATGACATCGTAGGCTGCTGCGTAGGGGCTTGCATGGCAGTCACCTGTTCTGGTGACAAGTCACCCAGATTAGGTTTGCGTTGTTGGTAGGCCAGCGCCAGCGCCATGCGTTCCTGCCGTGTCATGGTTACGCCGAGAATATGCCGACAGCCATCACTTCAACGCCTGCGCCGGTCGTCACCTTCCACGCACCGTTAGCAGAGATCGCGTTCAGCTCGATGTTGTATACGCCAATGCCACTGCCTACGCTATTCGGCAGCACGGTGTGCGTGAGGATGCCTACACCAGTGCCGTCAACAATCACAACGCTGCTGGTGGCCGCTGTAGTCACGGTGCAAATCAAACGGTGCAGGTAGTCGCCCTTAGCGCCTGTGCCGCCCAATACCTGCGCTGACTGCGAGGCTGCGACGTGTTCATAGAAATATCGATACGGTTGTTCAACGCCACTCATAGTCTTGCCCTCCGAGGCTGCTGATTCTCGTGCATTTGCCACATATCGTTCATCGTGACTTCGTTCTGTGGGCCGACGATGAGTACCTTCTCTTGTGGTGGTGTTGCCGCCTTCGGCTCCTCCTCCCACGCGACCGCTAGCATACGGAAAGCATCAGCCGGATGCGAACACCAGTTGTGAAGCGGCTGCGCTCGAAACGCTTTCTTATCTTCGTCGTACTCGCGTTGGTACTGCTTAAGCGCCTCGATGCCATCGGCGCAATGTTCCACATGGAACCAACAGCGCGGAAGCATTCGCCTTACCGCTTGGATGCCGTTCTGGAGTCCAAGCTCTGGGACGATACGCAGTGATTGGATGCCAAGAAACTCTGCCATCTGTTCGATGATGGACTTGCCTCCCGAGGCCAATGTTTTTGCTCGCGCATCGTGCGGCAGATGATGTTTTCCGTACTTGTACGGTTTGGCGAGAACGACTTCAGCCAGCTCACGGATGGTTGCGCCGCTGACTGCGTAGAAGTCAAGTACATGGATTTCACCCCGCACTACTTGATACCACCAAATCGCCGTGTCGTCTTTCCAGCCAAGATCCCATGCGGTATGTACCGGCAGGTTTGGGTCATGCGGTACGTCGCAGACCCTGCCCTGCTCTGTGGCTTGTCGCATCTCAATGCCATAAATCGCACCGACAATCGCTGCGTCGAAACTAACCAGAAACTCTTGCGAAAAATGATCCTCTGTGAGTTGGGCGCGGGCAGCTTCTAGTTCTGTGGCCGGCAACAAGCCTGACTTATCGGCAGACAGCGACATACAAAACCAGTCTGGGCTTTTTTGGGCGCGGGCGTAAACGTCATAAAAAGCGTTGCGGCCTTTGGGAGTACCCATGAACACGCACCAACCCTGCTTATCCGACAACGCCGGGCGAATGACCAAAGGGAACACGCTTGGTTTCCAGTCTCCGTATTCGTCGCACACGACCCCGGCGAACCCAAGGCCTCTGAGCGCATCTGCGTTATCTGCGCCCCCTAGACGTATCACTGCACCGTTGACTAGGGTAACGGACAGTTCTGCTTCATTAGTGTGCTGCGCGATCGGTGCGCTGAACTGTTTCAGGTATCCCCACGCCACGGACTTAGCCTGGCTGCGATAGGGCGCTATGTAAGCAAACAGACCGTTGTCACCCTGATAGGTGATAGCGGCGCGGATGATGTCGTTGATAGCTGCGACCGTTTTCCCGGCTCTGCGGTGGGCAACAAGGCAACTCCACCGCTCCGTTCTATTGTGGAACGGCATAAACGCCTTGCGGGGCGTGTAGTCGATGGTGATTTGCTGGATCATTCCGGTGAGCGCCAACCCACTTGCATCTTGATCGGGCCATTGTCCTGACCCGTCAACTCAGTTCGAGCCAGCTTGGGGATGTGATACTCAATGACATCCATCATGCATTTCCACGCTGCCTCTGGCCCTTTCTGCTGGTAGACCTCTTCTAGCCATATCGATAGACGATGAGCGTTACCGTCCACCAGTCTTGCTATTGCCTCTCTTGCCTCAGTCGTTGCCTTGTTGGGCACGCCTTTTGGTCTGCCAGCCATTGTTTTTGCTCGATATACAGTAATGGTTAATGTGTACGACTACTCTGGTGATACTTGCTTTCTCAAAACAAGTATCTGGCATCAGCTCAAGAACCGCAGCTTGTACAAAGTGCTATCAATCTGGCCTACGATTTCGTCCACGATGTTCTGCAAAGCCGTGTCGTCCGGCAGGTCTTTGCGGTGAGCGTCAACGTATCGCTTAATCATCTGCAAATAGGCTTCTGGGTCTTTGGTGACCGAAAAGTCATTTGAGTACGCGGTGATTGGAATCTGTTCGTAAGCGCCGGTGTACGATTCTGCGTAGGTGTCTGCCAGTTCGATGATGGCGTTGTAATACTCGCCCAGTGCAACGTGTTGTGCATAGGATTTCGTCGCCAAGTGCTGCATATGCGTGATTGTGCCGCTGTGCAGCAGGACTGCTACAAACTGAGCAACGGGTTTTTCGTAGTTTGCCATGAT